AGACCCAAGGCTCTATGGTGATGTAGCTTTTATGTATTACCTGACTGATGAAGTAGATGGTGCTTTAGAGCTTCCATCATTTGAGTTTAAACTACTTCCCATGGAAAATTTATGTGTAATTATGAGGACAGGATTTATGCATAAAGTAAACAAATGTTCCGGATCCAGAATAAACATAACTGGATGGAGCTATGCTGCACCAAGCAGATTAACTAAAAATACTTTGAAAGGTTATGACCAACTTTAATCCTTCCGATACAGCCACCAAAAAAATACACTCCGCCATACCAACTTTGGCTGCAGATGGAAGCGTAATTCGGTGGGAAATAATTGTATCCTACTCTAAAGATTCTTTGGAATTTAAATATAACCAGGATGGAAGAGGGCGAAGAAATGTTTGAGCCTAAAAAACCTAATGAATTTAGTCAATCAGAGCTTATGTCTCTTGTTCCTTTGAAATCTTGGGACGCTATCTTTGATAGTCAATACCTGTCACTTCAACCACAACAAGACCAAAATGAGCTTACTGTCGATAAAGAATTTGACATAAAGAAGCTTAAGCAGTAAAGGCGCGTTTACTTTGAAACCGGAGACAAAATTTTGGCATGAGATTAAAAAAATTACACCTAAAATATCGTGGACTAGGCTTGAAAACCTTAGTGCTTTTGGTACTCCCGATCTATTGGGTTATAATAGTAATAGCCACTTTTTCACGGTTGAATTAAAAGTTACTAAGAGTAAAAAAATAAGGCTTTCACCACACCAAATCGCGTTTCACGTGAAACATCCTAACAATACATTTATCATGGTAGAGGCCCTTGGTCC